GTCAGAAAAATCCCCCCTTGACCCGAACCCCGCCGCGATGACGGCAAAGTAGAGGGATGGCCGCGAGACCGAGACCATCCGAGACGAATCAACGCGGGTACGGCGTCCGGCATCAACGCATCCGCGCACAGCACGCCGCCTTAGTCCTCGCGGGCGGCGTGCGGTGTGCTCGATGCGGCGAGTTGATTCGGCCGAACGAACCGTGGGACCTCGGGCACATCGACGGCGACAAAACGCAATACGCCGGACCTGAACATGCCTATTGCAACCGGCGCGCGGGCGGCGTGCTCGGCGCGGCGATCACGAACGCGCGGTGGCAGGTTCACGCCGAGGACGATGAGCCGGAGCGCGACGGGCTCACGGCCGATGACGAACGTTGGAACGTGCCGTGGTTGGCCGACTTGCGCGACCCGCCGCCCGATTCGGTTTGGCCGCGCTTGATGACCGTCCCCCACCCTCGCGCGGTCGGTTCGCTCGGGCCGGAGTTCATCGCGTGGGCCGACGCGCGGACACGTCGTCCGCTTCGATGGTGGCAACGTCTCGTCGCGACGCGATTGTTGGAGGTGGACGCCGCCGGCACTTTGGTATGGGGCGCAATGGTGCTGACGATGGCGCGGCAGTTGGGTAAGTCGTGGCTACTCCGCGAGTTGATGTTGTGGCGCATTCATCAGGGCGAACGGTTCGGGGAACCGCAAGACGTACTCCACACCGGCAAGGACCTCGCGATATGCAAAGAGGTCCAGCGGCCCGCGCGCTATTGGGCCAAGGCGCGACCGGAGACGTACAAGGTGCGCGAGGTGAACGGCCAAGAGGAAATCGAATTCCTCGCGGACGGCTCGCGCTGGATGCTCCGCGCGAAAGAGGCGGTGTACGGCTACTCGGTCGGTACGGCCGTCGTGGACGAGGGATGGAAGGTTCGCCCGTCGTCCGTCGATGAGGGATTGGAACCGACGATGGCCGAACGCGAGCAACCGCAACTCTTGCTTGTCTCAACCGCGCACCGGCTTTCCACGGCGTTGATGTTGGAGCGGCGCTTGGGCGCGGTGAACGCGCTAGAGACCGGCGAGGGCGACTTGATGGTGGAGTGGTCAACGCCGCGCGACCGCGAGCTAGACGACCGCGCCGGATGGCGTCTCGCGTCGCCGCATTGGACGCCGCAACGGGAACGGTTGATCGCGCGCAAGCTAGAGGCGTTGCGCGCCGGTGAGATTGACGACCCGGAAGAACCGGACCCGGAATCGTCCTACCGGTGCCAGTGGTTGAACCAATGGCCGCGCACCGTCACGCCCGCCGGAGGGCCGCTAGAGGACTTGCTACCAACGGGGATGTGGGCGCGCTTGGCCGAGTCGGACTTGACGACGGAGGGCGCGATCTACGTGGCGATTGAGGACGACTACGGGCGCGGCGCGGCCGTCGCCGCCGCCGGTCGCACCGAGTCCGGACGCATCGAGGTGGACGGGTGGTTGTGCGCGAATTGGGACGCGGCGATTGGCGACGTGCAACGACTCGCGGAGTGGCGGCAAGTGCGGACGTTGCAGGTTGGCGCGTCGCTACTCGACCGCGTGCCGGTGGAGATGTCGCCGCGTCCGCGTCCGGCCGGTGCGTCGGAAACTCGCGTCGGGCTCGCGATATTTCGCGACCTCGCGGGCGACGGAATGTTGGTTCACGATGACCGCACGTACTCGCTAGACGACGCGATCATGGCGGCCAAGGTGCGGACGAACAACACCGGCTTGTTCCTCGCGGGCGGCGCGGCGACGCACTTGGTCAAGGCGGCGGTGTGGGCCGTCTCGGCCGCCCATCGCCCCGTGCGGCTACCGGCCGTCTACTGACACGGCCGTAACATGGAGGGGTGGAAGAACGGTCTATCCGTCCGCCGGATTACACGCCGAATCCGAACGACCCGGTGACCGCTACGCCGGGGACGGTAGGGCCGCCCTCTGCCGTTCCCGGCGACCCCCACGGCGTCGTCCTCGATGTCTCGGGTGATCCCGGAGAGGGCGCGCCGCCGATCCCGCCGCCGATGCCGTGGTCCGGGTGGCCCGCCGAGTGGTTTACGCCATGGTGGAACTCGGGCCGGTTTGCGCCGCTCGTTGACACCGCTTGGATATGCATTGACCTCAACGCGTCGCTACTCGCGACGATGCCGCCCTACCTCGTCGCCGCGGCACCCTCGCTACCGGCCGACTGGATGAACAACCCCGCGCCCGCGCTTTACACGTCGTGGGAAGAGTTCGCCAAACAACTCTTTTGGGACTTCCAGATGGGAGAGGCGTTCGTGATCGCCACCGCGCGCTACTCCAACGGGTGGCCCGCGCGGTTCCACGTCGTGCCCGGATACCTCGTCAACGTCGAACTCGGGCGCAACGGAACGCGCGTCTACTCCATCGGTAGCGAGGACGTAACCGAGGACATCTTGCACATTCGTTACCAATCGACCATCGCGGACGCGCACGGCCACGGCCCGCTAGAGGCCGTCCAAGCGCGCGTGACGGCGGCCGGTGTCCTCATGCGGTACGCGACCAACCTTGCCACCTCGGGCGGCATCCCCTCGTCCATCCTGACCCACCCGGAAGAGTTGACCGCGGAGCAGGCGGCGAAGCTTCAAGCCCAATGGGTGCAAGCGCGCATGTCCAAGATCGGGGAACCGGCGGTCATCTCCGGCGGCGCGACGTGGGAGGGCGTGGCGATCAACCCGAAGGACATGGCGTTGCACGAACTCGCGACGTTCAACGAGTCGCGGATTGCGGTGGCGCTCGGCGTGCCGCCGTTCCTCGTCGGTCTCCCGCAGGGCGGCGACGCGATGACCTACAAGAACGTCACGTCCATCTTTGACTACCACTGGCGCGCCGGACTCCGGCCGAAAGCGCAAACCGTGATGGCCGCGCTTTCGCAATGGCTACTCCCGCGCGGGACTCGCGTGGAACTCAACCGCGACGCCTACGTGGAACCGGACCCGCTAGAGCGCGCACAGACCGCAGAAATACTGAACAGGATTCGTGACGAAAACGGGAACCCTGCGATGACCGTGGAGGAAATCCGCGAGCACGAACGCTTGTCGAACTCGTCTCCGTCCGTTGACCTATCCGCGGGGGTTCTCAAATGACCGACACGACCACGAACGACGAACGGCCGTCCGGCGTGTTGGAGTACCGCGCCGCCACGCAACTCGGCGTCTCGTTCCCGAAGAGAACGATTGAGCTAGTCGTGATGCCCTACGAACAAGAGGCGTTCGTGGCGTATCAGGACCGCATGGTGACGGAGGTGGTTTCTGCCGGCGCTTTCGATGGCATCGAGCGGCGCGCCAATCGCATCCGCGTAAACCGTGATCACGACTTGACGCGCACGGTGGGACGCGCCATCGCGCTGCATCCGTCGCGCATCGAGGGACTCGTTGCCGAACTCCGCATCTCGTCCACGCCGCTCGGTGACGAGACGTTGCAACTCGCGGATGACGAAATCTTGGACGCGTCCGCGGGGTTCCTGCCGATGCCCGGGGGCGAAGTGTGGGAGACGCGTTCGCGTCGCCGCTTGAACAAGTGTTGGTTGGGCCACATCGCGATGACGCCGGACCCGGCCTACCTCGGTGCCAACGTGCTCGCGGTACGTAGCGCGGACGAACGACCGCCCGCGGGCTCTACGCCGAACCTGGACACCGTGCGCGCTTGGTTGGCCGAAGATCGTTATTCTCGCTTGCAGTAGTCGCGGAACTACCTGACGTTGTAGACCGTTGGACGGGCCGTCAGTTGCGGGGGATGCGACGAACGAATGGGCCATGGCCGGTCCGTGTTCGTCACGCGTCTTTTGGAGGTCCCCGCAATGCCAGGAGCAGCAACGGACACTCTCGTTTCCCGCTACGCGCAGGAAATCGAAGAGCGTCAGACGTTCATCGACGGGCTAGTTGAGGCCGCGCAGAACGAATCGCGCGACCTGAACGCTCAGGAGATGGAGTTGATTGGCCGCGCACGTGATCGCGTCGCCGTCGTCAACGGAATGATCGAACCACTCCGCGAGACCATCCGCATTTCGCAGGACTCGCGCGAACGGACGGCGGCATTCG